GGTAATGCGAAACCAAAGGGAGTTGAATAGCTGACTCCGACCAGCTTATTTTTTATTTATAAGCTAATAATATAACAGCCGAGATTTCTGATTGCGCGAGCGTCAGACACTTCCTTTGGAGTGCGCAGATCTCGGCTATTTTTTATGCGGAAACAAAGGAGAAACAAGATGGAAAATCAAATCACCATCCACGGAACCGGATTCGCCGTAAAAGAATTCAAAAATCAGAGGGTAGTAACAGTAAAAGAAATCGCAAGAGTTCACCAAGTACCGATTCGAAATGTGCAAATCAATTATGAAAGAAACAAAGATCGTTTTATTGAAGGCGTTGATTACTTTGCTTTACGTGGTAAAAAGGCATGCGACAAATTGTTCGTAGGCTCAAATATCACCCAAATCAACGTATTTACAGAGTCCGGTTATTTAATGCTTGTGAAATCACTTACAGACGATCTAAGTTGGCAAGTTCAGCGTGAATTGGTAAATAGTTATTTTAAAGTTAGTGTTACAAAGAAAAAAGAGAAACGTCGTAAGAAATTAAGTGGACCTTTGCAGGTATTATCTGTGTATCCGTTATTGGAAAAGGAATATAAGAAGTTATTATACTATAGAATGGAGAAGGGTTTAACCCAATCCGAGACAGCTAAGGTAATGGGAATAAGCCGTAATGCTGTTTATAAGATGGAGCATAAGCTAAAGGTAGCCGGTTTAATAATTCCGCGAATAAATAGAACTAAAAGCAAGTTATAGTGAATATGAGATAATGTTAGTAGCTGCAGATTCTGATTATGATAAAGGCTATATTTTAAGCATCTTAAATGAGAAGTTTGGTAAAACTATAGAAGAATTCGCTGATGTAATAGGTTAAATTACATGACAGCAACAAAATAGAAAAGTAATAACTGGCTTTTCCCCCTCAAGGGACACTTTTCAGTGTCCCTATTTTTGTGATTAAAATTACTATTGCTTACCGGCAATCCATTCACCCCAGATACTATCACACTTACCTGGATTTGACATGAAATCATCACCCGGAGTAAGTTCAGCAGGAGGTAGATTATGTTTCGGGCTATTATTCATCTCACCTAAAGTGAGTTGTCTTACAGTACATAAGCAATTCCAGTCGTTCGGTGGCATGTGAGTATCCCACCAAGGATCATCAACTGGCAATACTGTACCATCAGCCGCAGCATGTTCATCACGTGTTGTATCTAATAGTGCTGAAATGTATTCTAAGCCGGGAAATATATCAGCATCAGCTTCAAAACCTTTCCATTGGCCACCTGCAAAGGCGCCATTAATACCTGTATTAAACTGAGTTCTTAAATGATATGGGTTACCGACTTCATAACCTGCAAGCTTGATATTATCTCTAAACTGTTTGAATGTTTTACCGGCATCTAGAAACTTTTGAGCTTGTGAAATCACATAGCTTTTTAGACTGTTTGTTTCTATTGCAGCAACCTTTAAAGCTTCTGTTTCAAAGCTATCCATCATTTCTTCAGCATCAAGTCCCCAATCTATATTGATAAGTTTTAAGATCTCATCATCTAAACTAGAATTTTCTACACTATCAGGAACAAGGTTCTGTATTTTTGCACCTTTTTTTCGTCGTGATTTATATCCTTTCTTAGCACTATAAGTAACTATTTTCTTAAGTTCACGACCATAAATTTTTGTAAAATCAGAATAATCAATAGCTTCAAGATCTTCAATATTCTTAGTTTTTGCGATTTTCTCTTTTATGATCTTTGTTTGCTTTGCTATCTTCTTGGCAGATTCAATAGCATGCTTTCTTGCTTGTCTTCGGAATAAAGTGACTATTTTTAGATTCTCAGCTATTAATCTTTCATTTGAATGTTCGGGGTTGTTTTCAATTTTTATGCGATTTAAACGCTGTTTTTGATTGTTTACCGGTTCAGGCAATAGAGAAGCTGGCAGACTCTTAGTTCCTTGGGGACGTGGGCGATTGTATTTATCGTAATAATAGTCATCATCCATATAAATTCCAATCTGATTCTCTAGCTTAATATCCATATCAAGTTCTTTATCAAGATCCAGATCTCTTGTATTGATAAACACATCTATCCTATCGGGATTAAAATTGAGATGATTGAGCTTTGTATAGAAACCGGATAAGAATCTTGAACAATCTCTAGCATCACCAGCCAGTATATAATCAGTCACTTTTTGAGCTGTTTGAGATTTAGCATTAGATCCAACAGATTGATCTTCTGTAACTACAGTAGTACCAAGAATTCTTTGTGTCCCTTTACTTTCACAGAACTTGATAAACGTGTTGTAAATATCGCTACTAGCAGATTTACCAGCGAAATCAAGAAATTCTACTTGTGTAGTATTTGGAATGATAGCAGCCATGTTATCACCCATATTCTGCACCATCTCCCAAGTTTTTTGATATACTTCATCATTACCGGGTTCATATTTTGCCAATCTCCAAGGTTTACCGTAAGTCTCGCCTAATTGGCTCCAGGCATTTAGCATAAAATTAGCATAAACATAATACTTTAATAGTTGCTGTAAAATGCTTTTATTGAAGAGTAAACCGATTAATCGTGGATCACTGAAATCAAGATTCATATTTTTATTATTTTGGAAAAGTGCTAGTTTTCTATCAACAACCCTAAGATCAAGATTATCATAAGATATGATATTAGTAGGCATCCAAAGGTTATTTTGCATCTCATATTCCACTTGATGAAGTCCAGCTCGCTTAAGTTTAGCATGCATAAAAATGTTAATTAGCTCAGATTCAAGATCTTGCTGAACCTTCTTGAAATATTTCTGTTGAGCATCTGAGAGCTTGCTTTGAATAACAATTGGACGAGATTTCATTGATTCTATTCTGATATCGATATTGCCATCTAAATTACTGTCACTTGTGATAAGCTCATCAAGCACCCTAAGTAGAAGATATAACTCACCTTTCTTGGCTGTATTGATAGCAGATACAACCTTATTAGGATCTATATTCCCTATTATATACTTGTTTTTATTTTGCATGATATTAATCAGCTGCTTAGGTGAAATTGCATTTTGTTTCTTACGTCTAAATATATTTTTCATCTATGCCCTCCTATGGCATTCTTTTTAGCTTGGAACTCATTAAGCTTTCGCTCATATTACTCTTGGCATCTTGATCTAAATTCTTTTTAGATAAGATATCAACAGCTTCAGCAAAGCAGTCCGGACCATCATCATGAGCTTTATTATTGGGAAATACTAAGAATTGTTTTTCTAGTTCAATTAGATCCGGAGTTCTTTCTTCCGGGAATAAGATCCAACCCCATTCAAATAGTGGTTGTAATTGTTCGATTCTGATCTCTTTTTTGACCATATTATGAATCTTTTGAACTGGTAAGATGTAACCGTATTTAGCCGATAATGGTTTAAGAAAACGCCATAGCAAAGCTTGCCACATATTGGCTTCCATATAATATCTAACAATAATCCCACTCTTTTGATAAGATTGGTGTGACATATACATACGCTCCAACATGACATCAATGGTAGATCTGCGTAACCAAGGATCTACAAGATAATATTTACCATTTGCCAAACCAATTGTCATTTGCGCTCTGAAATCTGATTTTTTACTTTCTCCAAATGCTGGATCTGTATAAGTGACAATTGCATCAAACTTCTTAGGAAGCTCTTTGTAGTATCTAAACCAATCTTTCTTAAATACTTTTCCCAATATAACAGGATTTTGCTGCATGTGTCTTTCCCATTCAAGTTCACCCATTGCAGATTTTATTTGCAGCAGTTTGTCAATTGTGTAAGCTTCCGGCCATAATGGCTTACCATTATCCATAATTGCTTTGTAAGTTCTAAAGACTAAATTGTTAGATTTTGATTCTTCATAAGCGGTTTTTAGGTAATTAAAAGCACTATCGGCAGTAGTGTTGTTTCCTAACCAAATAACTTTACCCAATAATCCAGCATCAGGACCAGCACCATAAGCGTCACCACGAATATAAGATAATTTCTTTTCAGCCATATCTTTAGAGGTAGATTTAGAATCTTCAAAGTCATCAATTAAGATATAATCAGGTCTTTTAGATCCAAATATTTTACCTCTTACAGGCTGACCATAACCCAATGCAAGCCATCTTGTGCCATTTCTACTGATAAAATCAGAATCTTCACCGTGTCCATTCTGAGAAAGCATACCAAAATCATTTATAAGTCTTTGATTGTGCATCATTTCAATTTTAATTGAGGCTGTACGCTCAGTAGAAAGATCTTCATTTGCACCAATAGCAATAAAAAAGAATAACTCTCTTCTTAGCGATCTCCATAATGGTTTGATAATGCCCAAATCAACTGTTTTACCGTGCGAACGTGGACCGGCAATCCCGGTTATTTTACCGGTTCCATTTGATTCTAAACGATCTAATTCGCGATGAAAAAAGCCGTCAGGTTTATCAGCATAATGGGGGAAATATGTTTTTTTGAAATAAAAATAGTTCGATAAAGCTTTCTCTTTTCTGGCTCTTTTTTTAGCCGGAGTGTCATTAGGAAAGGGTTTTGCCTTCATTTGAATATTGCTAATCAGGTCACTGAATTTTATTTCAAATTGCTTTTCAGATAGGTTCATACTTACCTCTTATTAGAATATTTTTTACGTAAATAATCTTTCATATCAAAAGCATGCATCTGAAAACCTTCTAAGAACTTATCATCACCACATTGGCCTACATACTCCACAAGTCCCTGAAAAAGTATTAATATGTTGGATAGTGTCATTGCTTCAGGTGCAAGTTTCTCATATACTTTCATCAGTTTGGCAAGTTTGTCGGCTGTTGCAGGATCACTCAATTTGCTTTCTTCAATTGCCTTTTCAAGTTCACTATTAAACTCTTTCTTTAGCTTTAGCGATAGCGATATTGTGCCACTATCTTCTAAGAATGCGTTCCAATTATATTTCTTAATCCATCGGTATACTGTAGTGACAGAAACTCCTAATTGATCGGCTATTTCTGTAGGTGTAGCACCTTGCTCACAATACATCTCTTGTGCTTTGTTTAGTTGTCCCTTATCAGTTGCCAATTTTTACCTCCCGGAATTGTTTTCCTAGAATTTCTTTAGTTCGTGAGATTATTCTATCTTTCCCTTCTTGAGATAGTTTCATAAAGTCAAATGCTGGGATTTCAACCTTTTTAACTAGTTTATAAATAGGAATCTCATCGTCCCCTTTCTTTTGGAAAATAATACCATAATGCCCTTCATCTCCAGTATAGAACTTCACAAATGTGTCTGAGAAATCTCTTGCTCCTTTTACTTGGGCTTCCGGAGTTAATGGAATGGTGAGGTATTTAGCTTTTTTGGGTTTGATGGTTCCACCATCATTTAAGATCTTAGCATATTCCCCAGCGGGTCCAGTGATAACAATGCTCACTCTTTCATTTTTCGGTTCCGGAATAAATGATATTCCATTTGCTAAATGCCCCGACCTGTGCAGCCAGCCGTGAGATCCGTTACGCTGCTTGCCTTTGGGGTGCTGAATCTTCTTTCGCAATATTGCAAGCCTGATATCATCTTGAGCTGTTTTACCGATAATTCGAAGCATATCGTTTGTGATCTTGAACATATTATGGCATCCTCACATTAAATAGTTGTGTATTTGCTGTATATGAAGCCTGAAGAGAGTTACCATCAGCATCTTTTTGAGTGCCTAAAACTATCTTTTTAGCAGCAATCTTTTCTAGTGTTTTAATGGAATGATCATATTGATCCTGTACATTCTTAGGGATTTGAGAGCTGGCGAATTGATCATAAATATCAAATTTTGTAAGAGTGATGCAGATTCTTTTGATTATGTGTGGTGTTTCTTCAAATGGCAATGTTACAGCAGCCCCAATGTAGTCATCAATAACTTTTTCATTATTTGTGACAATTTCTTGCAAATCTTCATTTGACATTTTCTGCTCAAATACAGCAGCTTTTTGTCTTAAAGCTTTCTTTACATCTTCTATTGTGCAATAAGCCATATTACCACCCCGCTTTTACAAACACTTTATATACAGCTATTCCGGGAAGATTAATATATTTTTCAAAGCCTGAATATACAATATCAGCACCTGACTTGGCAAAATATACACCATTGATCTGCTCTGAAACAAAATCCACTAAAGTTAATGCTCCAGTGCTATTTTCAATTCCTTGAACCCTGCTTGCTGCAATATAGATTGTTACATTGATTTTATCTTCAACTCTTGTTTGCTGACTGTTGCTATCTCCAAGGATCTCTATAAGTGCGCTTGGTAATAAAATAGCATCCCCATCTAGCGAATCAAATTCACCTTCATACTCCCTAGTTTCCAAAAATACTTTTTCATTATTGATTTTTAGTTCGCCAAGAAAGTTGTAAATATCTTCCAATAATATGCTGCTTTTTAACATAAATTTTCCTCCTTATTAATGGAGTGATAATAGATGTTTACTGCAAAAAAATGGTAAAAATTACCCTCTAGAGGTAGAAAAAACTAATAAATTAAAATATTATGGTATAGGTGAACTAAGAAACAGGAGAATATTTTATGAAAACTTGGTATAAAATAGAAAATAAGGAAAGTGGTAATCCAATATTGCGTCTTTACGGTGTGATAGGAAGCTATGAAATTGATGCCGCTAGATTGGTTCAGGCGTTAGAAGCGATGAATGCTGAAGATATTGATGTGCATGTGCATAGTCCGGGTGGATATATCGAAGAAGCGTGGTTGATCTTGAATTACATGAAAAATTCTGATACCAAATTTTATTTCTATATCGATAGTGTGGCTGCAAGTTGCGCAAGTTGGCTAACTCTTGCAGGTGAAAAAGTGTATATGTACAAGAACGGAAGATACTTTATGCATCGTGCTACTGTGGGTATCTATGGCAATTCTGAAGATTTACGCAATGAAGCTGATGATCTGGATAAATATGATATTGATATAGTGGATATGTACGTACAAAAAAGCGGTAAAGATAAAGAAACCGTGATGCAGCTAATGATTGATGAAAGCAATCTGACACCGGCTGAAGCACTTGAATATGGTTTTATTGATGAAATTTTGGAAACTGAAAGTGGCATATTAACAGACAATTTTAAGATTAATAATTTTAGAAATATCGACAGGAAAAATATCAATAAAATGGCAGATATGTTTGCTCGGCAAACATTGAATATAAACGTCAATATGGAGGAAAACGTGGATAAAATTTTGAAACTCTTAGGGGCTAAAAATGAAGAAGATGCAGCAGCAATCATTGCTAATCTTCAATCCGAAAACAGAAGCATGAAAGCAAATATTGCCAACATGCAGAAGCAAAATGCTGAGCGACATGTAGCTGATTTGATCGATAACAATCTACTTGGTGAAAATCAAAGAGATTGGGCAGTTAATGCAATGATCAATGATCCTGATAATTTCGCACAGTTTGAGTCAACTTTGGAAACATCTGAAGAGGTATACACTGCTGATGAGGCAGAAGAAGTAGTGAATAGAGCTATCGCAGATAAGTTAATTAAACCGGCTCAAAAGAATTCAATGATTGAGACCGGTAAGAAATCTAAAAAGAATCTTGATGATTTCATCGCTAATGCATCTAAGCAAAATCTTAATGATAAGCTTGATCTTGGTGGTAGAACTAAAAATCAAGGTAAACCAAAAATTAAATATGCAGGGAGGGAGTAGATGAATCTTCAAGAAATGTATGAAGCTCAAATCATACCACCTAGTTTTATCACCCCAAAAGATCTAGCTAAAAAGCTTGGTATCGTACCAACTATGGAATTCAGACAGTCTTCTCATGGATTGTATGATATGGTTCCAAAAGTTACTACTCAAGCAGCTGGAGGTTATCGAAGAATCAACGGTGGATTACACGTACTCAGTATGAATACTGGTGATGTAAGAATCGACCTTTTCCCATTTGGTGGCATTTTGGAAGTGGACTCACAGCTAGTAGATAACTGGCCTGGTGGTCTTGAGGCGTATATCGAACAGAATATGCCACAATATGCTAAGGGAATAGCTCAAAGCTATGAAACATCTCTTATCTATGGGAATGAATCAGCCGGTATTGCTGGTTTAAGAGAGATAGCAAAGAATAATAATGCAGCAGTTCCAACAAATGCAGCCGGAACAGGCACAGACTATACTTCTATTATCTTCGTTACTTGGGATGAGCAACAGTGTACTGGCTTATTCAATGAAAACGGATTTAATGAGGGGATGTTTGTACCTGAGATCCAAAATGATGGAAGAGCTGTTTTGGTTCCTGAATTCGATGAAAGCGGTAATTATACAGGCAAGAAAAAGTCAGTTTATCAGTTTAAAGTTGAATTCCCAACCGGTTTAAAAGTTATCGGTGGAAACCACGTATATGTAATTTCCGGCATCAAAGATGCAGATGGTTATCGTGTAACTGAAAGCATGGTACGTACAGCATTAGCTTATGTTGGGGCAAATCCGGAAAGTACTTTTATTTATGTTAATGGTGTGGCTAAAAGCCAACTTAATGCATTGAAAAGTGCTTCTGTTAAAACAGATAATACCGATCGTAATATTTTGGTTAGCGCTAATGCAATTGATGATTGTAGAATAGTAGTTTGTGAGCTTATCACAAACACTGAAGCAAGAGAGGTGTAACCATGGATAGATTAGTAGATCAGAACATGGTGATTGCTGAAAACGTTGCTATTGGTGACGGATCTGGCAGTCCAGTAACAAAAACATTCGCTACTAAGCGAATTTCCGATACACCAGGGGCAGCTCTTATCTGCGTGAAAGCTGCAACTGCAATTACTATTGCGGCAGCAAAGAAATTATTTGTTGAAGTAAAAGGTGGTGCAGCTGGTGCAGAAGCTCCACAGGTGGGAAATGCTCATGTATATCCTTTCTTTAAGGATAGTGCTGATGGAGAAGTGGTCTTAGCTGCCGGTGACATCATCTGTGAATATGTATTACCTAGTGGTATGATTCCAAACGCAGTAGTTTCTATCTATTCAGATAGTGATCATTCAGCTGCTAAAGTTACAATTATTGCTTTCCCGGCATTGGGGTAACATATGAAAATTATGCTCACTAGAGTTAATTATGGATTTAATTTGGTTGGGGCAGTTTTAGCTGTCCCAACCGACATTCCAGAAGAAAAAGCTAAGGAATTGGTCAAAAAAAAATGGGCTTTTATAGTGGAAGCACCAGAAGCTAAGACCGAGGAAATTGCTTGGAATGATTTACAGGAAAAAGCTGCTGATGCTGGCTTTGACCCTAGTTACCATATTAACCGCAAAAAAGAAACAATCTTAAACTATATGGAAAAATCGGGAGATTATACATCTGCTGAATACTTTCAGATTTTAGTTGCAGATTGTGTTGACAAGGGGCTTGAGATAGGTGAAGATCCTAAAATCGAAACCTTGCTTGATCTATTAGCCGAGGCTGAAGATGAAAGCGAATAAGTCCGTAAAATTAACAACCGTAAACTACAAACAGCATAAAAAAGGCGATGTATTGAGTATCGGAAAAGATATTTCCAAAGAAGCTGCTGCTTTCCTTGTGAAAAGCAAAAATGCTGAATATGTAATAAAGAAAGTGGAGGAATAATGGGTGTGCCATTAAAAACTGCTAGATATAAATTTAAAGCTCGTGAAGCAACTGAAATATTGATGCCCGGAACAACTGCGGATTATCTAACATTTAAAAATACCTTTAATGAAGTTGGCGAGTATGATGCTGAATCTTTCGAACTTCCAACAGAGCCGGCAGGTGGAACTACATTAGGGTCTTCTGGGGGTGCTTATTCTGATGAAGTATCTCTAAACCTTGCTATTAATATTTTCACAACCGCTGCCAGTATTGCAGCAGCTGCAGCACTACGTGGTAAGATAGTTGATATCCTGGTGGAAGATAAGAAGGGTGAGATGGATCATGTGCTTCCTGCTATTCCATTTGTATATGGAACTGGTAATAAAGTTGGAGAATATCGCACAATCAATGTGCAGCTTTCGAAACAAAATGATCCTTCAGAGATTGAAAAGACGGTCCAATAAAACCAATATTAATAAAGACTATTAATAGATTTATCAGACTCATTGGCTCTGTTTTCTATATAAATAATATGATGACTGGCAGGCACTCAAAAAAAAGTTATCACTATAAAGGGTTAGCAGTGGATGGCCAAGTGGGAGCTTTTAAAAAAGATAGAGTATCTACAATTGATGATCGTAACGTGCTAATGCACAATCTTATAGAATTATTACACAAAGAAGATAAAAGCATCTATGAGCAATCAATAATAGCTCGCTTATCAGGCTTCCGTGGTGTAGGAATATATCCTCATCATAAACGTAATGGAAGGTTGTACCCTAGCTTACATGGTGATTGTAGAAAGGTTAATCTAGCCTGGGTGGGGCTTTCTGTAAAAGAGGTCGAGAAGCAGATTGAAGAAGCTAAAAAGAAAAATGAAACACAAATTTACATATATTTAGGTTAATGGAATGGCAAGAATAAAATTTAAAACCGATATTGACTATAGAATACTAATATTGCTAACTACAATTTTGTTTAGTTTTGGGTGGAAATCTGCAATTCTTTCTAGCAAGGTTGAAAGCAATACTACTAGTATTGAAGCTGTTGAGAATGATCTTTACAAAAAGAAAAAAGAAGATACAAGAAAAAATAAAATAATGTTAGAAATTCAAGCAAACCTGAAAAATTATTTACAAACCCAGGGTGTGGTTTGGACTGAATTGGAGGATTAGAATGGGTGGCAAAAAACTTTTAATGAAACTTGATGAACGTGATAACAGTATTCCTGTTTGGAGAGATTTTAAAAATGAAATTATTACAATTAGTGAAACTGGTGTTTATCAAGATGTTGAGATTCCAGAAGATGCAGCAGAAGGTATTTTCAGGAGTTCTAACGGATTTAATCATAGACCTGATTCTAATAGTAGTGATTCATTTGAAGTTACAAAGGAAAAAATACAATTTGCATCAAGACAAAAATTACAGATTAAAGGCAAAGCAACACAAAAAATTTATGTTACATGGGGTTTGTTATAATGCTAGGGCTTTTAGATTTTTGTGATGAAGGTGGAACTGCAATAAATGATGCTTATGGTGTAGCTTATGACACTGTAGCAAAAGAATATACTCGTCTTGGCACACTAAGCGAATATAGCGTAGATTATAATAATAAGCCGTTTTCTA